TAACGTGTCATTAGGCACGTTCACTGTTTTCTGCTTTTTTTGTTTTAGTGCTAACATAATTTCCTTTATATTTAGCGTTATTTCCGGGGCAAATTATAGCTCTGCCCTGTCCCTGTTAAGTTTCTCCATAACCGCTTCGCTCACATACGTTGACATCGGCATGATCTCGCCGGTCTGAAGCTCTCGTTTCAACAAATATCGCCGGGTCAATTCCCTGACTTCCCGCAAAAGATTTACTGTGACAAACTCGGTTCTGCCTGAACTGGGTCGGCCCCTTGTCTCTCCCGGCTTGCGAGTAGATTTATTTTTCTTGTTCATAATTGGTTGTGTGTTAGGGTTAATTTCTAACCTTTCGGTTAGGATTGGACCCCTGCTTTGATTCAGCTTGCGGCATAATCGGGCAGGGGCTTGACTTAATGAAGATAGTTAACATTTGTTGGAGTTAAGGTGTGGATTTCATGGTAGCATCGAAGCTCTTTAAAATAATTTAATGAGTTAAACCAATCTTCCGCATCTTGCTCAGAATCAAATGGGCCGTACACTTCATA